ACCCCCAACCTCCCGTCCCGTCCAATTTATGCCCACGTGGAATAGCGGGAGTTCAATTATTTGAATCTCCCGCCAAAAGCGCGCGTTGCGCGTGTTTTAGATGTGACGTGTGTATTTGTGGGGCCCTCACCGAATATTTCTTTTGGGTTGCGTAATGGAGTGGGTTTCCTTTTGCTTTGCTTGGTGGCTAAGTTTAGTGCTTTATTATAAATATGAGGGCGCGTTTGCGCGTGTGATGGAGACGTATTGTGATAGAGCATTAACATACTCATTGTTGTCTATTTTTCCTGCGTGGTGTGCACTCGCTTTGGTGTATGCGTTTGTAACAATTATACGGAAATATCAGTTGGCGAAGTATGCAACTGAGCTCGAACTCAGGCGTAGGTACGACGTTGAGAGGGGAAGCCGAACATCTACTCGCCGAAGAGAGAGCACAAGCGCGCCGCCTAGTTCGAACAGATCTGGTGTTCCTCAGAGAGCTGTTAGATTTAGCTAAGGAGATAATCCTTAGTGGTCAGGTAGCATGGTCCTTTCTAGGGCAGAACGGAGCAGAGCCGCTGCCTCACGCAGGAGGTCTAACAATAAACGAGCCTATAAGGCTCTTGGAATCCGAGGACGAGATGAGCTCATACACCTCATCAATCAGCCAGGGAGACCTGTCGGATCACAGCGGCGGTTCTCATCACCGCTCCAAGTAGCAACATTTATATGGACGGTGGATAGGGCTGGTACGCCTGTTTCTAATACAGGAGGGCGTGTGGATCTGGTGTCGTGCTACGGGTATGGATCCGGTGATCATGAGAGGCATAGTCAGAGGACTGTGACATATAAGATGGCATTTAATATGCTGACTTGTTGGCCAACTGATGATACGAGTTTGAATTTAGTGAGTATGTGCACTGTGTATCATTGGTTAGTTTATGATCGCAGTCCGGATGCTACTACTGCCGAGTTTGGGAATGCCCAAATATTTGATACGGGGATGAATACTATGCCTAGTACGTGGACAGTTCAGCGTGATAAGAGCAGGAGGTTCGTTCTGAAGAAGAGGTGGAAGTACCAGTTGACTCATAATGGGATAGATTGGCGAGTTCCCAGTCAGACCGTATGTTCATCAGCGAAGCAGTGTGTTCCATGGCGCAAGTTCGTTGGGAAATTGAATGTGGCTACTGATTGGAAAGATACTGCAACTGGGGGCTCTGTCAATGATATTAAACAGGGGGCACTATACTTGTGTAGTGCGGTTGAAGGCGTTGTAAATGTAGTTGTATTCGGGAGAATGCGAATGTATTTTAAGTCCATTATGGGCAATTAATAAAAATAAACTTGTTTATTTTATTGATAGAGTTCCGTCAGAACTTTAACAAAAAACCAAACAACAACAGGTTGCATGACATCACAATCCCATGACCAACAATCCCGCTACGGTTTATTATGTTTTAGAATGGCCTAAGGGCGAAGGCGAAGCCGAGGTAGGGGTGCACCGGCACACCTACTTACAAATCTATGTAACATTAAATTAATCATCTCCAAATGAGGAATAATCTGATAGTTCTTCATCAGCATCCAGTAGAGATCCCCATGAGTCTGATGATTCTTCTTCAGAATCGAGTATTGTTGCCGGGGGTAGATCTGTTTGTAAGGCTTCAGCAGTCTCTGGTGTCAGTTGATCTTGAAACTGTATTATGTGATCAAACCACATAATCAGGTATGGGTTCTGCTGAGAGAGGTCGAATGTCCCATCGATCTGCTGAAAGCTTAGTTGTATCGGGAGGCCAGTTTGCGAAAACAACCAGGTGTTGTTGGACGTGTATGACGGTTCTACTGTCATACTTTGAGGAGACCACCAGTCCGTCCTTGATTTGTTCGATGATGTCGTAATTGACGAACTCCTTACCCGACCTGCTGAAGTCGAAGATGCTAATTGTCGTCTCTGGATGAGATGAAATATGTTGGCGGAATGAGTATGCAACGTCGGCAGTTTTGCCCCCCCTCGAGTAGAAGGCGCCGTTGAAGGCGCAATGACGGGCGAATGATGATTTGCCAGCCCCCCCGATTGGGTCATCAAACCATATGATTTTGCGGTCGGTGACTGCACCGTGTAGTTCGTCGATGAGGTCACGCTGCCAAATGTGTAGATCATGGGGGAAAGGTTGAGCAGCTGCTCTTCTTTCTCTGTCAATCTCACGTGTCCGTTGTATGAATGGATAATATCTCGCCAGTCCCCATGGAGCTGAATCAAGCAGTTGCTCATCAGTCTGCCCCATAAGAACTGCATCTCGGAGGGTGTGAATATCGTTTCGAGTTCCTGCATTATTTTTGCGTATTCGAGGGGGAGGAATTTCGCCTGTTTGCCATGGACCGTCCAGACGAGTGGATGACTTGGAGCAGTAAGCCTGAGCCTGTTGAGGAGTACCTCTGCGAGTTTCGCAATGAATGGATGTGGCAGCTGTGAGTTTGATGAATTCATTGTGGCGCAGACGTTTGGTGAATTCGACGTATCCTTGGATGTGAGGTGTGTTTGTGGATGGTGCATTTTCTAATTGCCAAATGCTGTATTTAATGTAGGGGGATAAAGGAAGGATATATAAGTCTTTAGGATTAAATGTAGGGTTATTAATGGTAAATACGAATGAGGTGGCACGTGGCATCTTTTTAGAACACAGGTTGACACGTCAGGGGGGACGGGAGGTTGGGGTACATTATT